TGGTATTTAAGACAGGATATTATCTGGCATAAACCAAATCCAATGCCAGAAAGTGTAAGAGATAGATGTACTAAATCTCACGAATATATCTTTCTATTTTCTAAAAACAAAAAGTATTTTTATGACAATGAAGCAATCAAAGAACCCGCAAAAGATTGGGGGACAAGAGACCGTACCAATGGTAAGTATCATAATACTGGTACTGGCTTGGCTCCTCATAGTGGGTTATCCAAGTCTTATGACAGGAAAAATAAACGTTCTGTTTGGTCGGTAACAAACAAACCATATCGTGAAGCACATTTTGCCACATATCCACCTGACTTAATCGAACCTTGCATACTAGCAGGGAGTGAAGTGGGAGATACTATCATTGACCCATTCATGGGAAGTGGTACAAGTGCGATGGTTGCAAAATCACTAGGTAGATATTATCTTGGGTGTGAACTACATGAAGATTATGGTAATCTAATTGAGAAAAGAATACAAGATTATCATCCAGTTAAAGAAGTGTCACAAGAACCCACTATAAACATACTAGACATTATATAATAAGAGTATCTAAAGGAGAACCACCAATGAAATGTGAAGTACAACTCTATGTTGCAGGTCAGGTATTTACTGAGACAGTACACGCAGTAAACTATGATGAAGCAAGACAAGTAGCACTTGCCAGAAATCCTAACGCAAGAGTAATTAGTGTTAATGCGAAATTCTAATTATCAAAAATTCTATCCTACTACATTCCCATCCCTATTAGACCCTAAAGTTGGACAACCTACTGGATGGGTGTCTAAGGATGGTAGATGGGCGGCAGTTCCGTCAAATGGTAGAAAGTTTGCCATAGTTCATAATGGTATTGTAGAACACTTCTCAAAGAATTTTGAGTGTGCTATGATATACATACAAAAAGGAATTAAAAAAGAAAAAAGGAATGAAAGATCAAAACAAACTTGATACAATACAAACCCCTGCTCAAAAATATGATAGTGCATTATCACTATTCACAGAGTCAGTTCTAAAACCTGACTCAGACCTGCGTGGGTGTGCCTACAATCAAGATTGTTTTAATGAATTGATGGAAATAAGGGATCATGTTTTGGACTACCTTAAAACCTTAAAAAAGGACTAGGCATAAATTTTTGTTACTATTGTATCATCAAATACAAACATAATTTGCTAAATAATTTTAGTTTAACGGAGATTCAAATGCTTTAAATCCCTTTGTAATGTTACCAGAAAATTGTTTATAGGGGTTCATTCATGCACAACTTAATTTCATACAACCAGTTAGCGGGAGAGCAAGATAATCCGCATAACGATTTAATCACAGAATACTACGAGTGCTTGATAGAATGTGATGAAAGTCAACACATTTGCAAACGTATCTGTAAGGAGGTATTAGTTTTTTAAGTAAACACTAACAGGTTAAACAGATGGTAAAGTATTTAAGACCACCTTAAAGTAAATTCATAACCCTTGACTTTTTAAGTCAGGGGTTTTATAATATAAGATAATAATGTATTATGCAAGTGGACAGATTGGATGAAGAATTAGAATCTAAATTATTATGTGAATTAGATTTTATTGCACAACAACTACGAGGTAAAATTACGAAGAGTATGTATGTAAATAGTGAAGGAAAGGAAAGTACACTTATTACTATTGAATATGGTACTAGATAATGAACTTGTTATTTAAGGTACGAGAATTTATATGGGTAATAGTATCCGAGATTGAAGATTGGGTATATCCTTATCGAACTCGTTTAAGTCCAGAAGAAAAGTACGAGCATGGAATGTTAGACCCGATGACAGGGGAGACTACTATGATTGAGAACTTACTTCAAGCAGACAACGAGAGAATACAGAGATTACAAGATGAGATGATTCATGTAATGGATAGATTATATTATATTGAGGAGAATTTGAAGAGTATAAATACTTATTCAAAAAAATCCGATCAATTTAATCCAAATGAAAGACAAGAAAGCGGCAAAGAAGATCATTAAAATTGCAAAAACTCAACCTACGTTATATACTGAAGAAGATGTTAAGTATGCAAAACTAATACGAAAAGCAATCAAGTATGAAAAACAAAGACACATTGAAGATAAATCAGAATAAAGATGGTTCATTCTCAGCAGAGTGGGATAAAAACGACCCTATGTGGTCATTTTTAAATGGCAAGACCTCGAAGGAGATACAAGACATGATTGAAAATGTTATGAAACATGAAGCAAAAAGACGTTAATCATAAAGAAACTCTTAAGGAATTGTCAATCTTATAACTACTTATGTTATAATACCCTAACATACTCTCAAAAAAATGTTTAACCTAGACGAAGCATACTCAACGTACTTACACTCAGACAAAAGATTTCGTATTGATGGTGTAGAAGAGAAAGTTATAGGATATGGGTATAATTGTGATGGTAGTCAAATTACAGGACACTATGTTAACACAGAAAATCATAAATTGTTTTATGATTTAAAAGGTGTATTTGTTCGTAAAGAAACACTTAATCTTGTAAAGACACAAACATAGTGCTAAATTATAAATAGTAATGTAAGATATAGGAGGTCATTATGAAAACAATCGAAGACCACATCCAAAAGGATAAGGACATTCTTGCCGACCCTAAAACTTCTGCACCTATGAGAAGACACACAACTGATGAACTACACGAGTTGCAAGAGTATGTTGGTCATCACAAAGAGGAGATCGAAGCAGGAGATCATCACGACCCAAATGCCTTAGAACTATTTTGTGATATGCACCCAGACGAACCCGAATGTCTGGTATATGACGATTAATAAAGTGTCACAAGCCCCCTATACAGGGGGTTTTTTTGTGATATATTAATAGTAGGGAAACAAAACAGGCAAGAATCTATGGTTGTCTTTGTTCAGCAGAGAAATTACGTTCTGTAAGTCCAAGTTTTTGTTTCTCGCACCCAATTCCATTGCATTATTTTTATGTCACGCAATTTCGCAGAGTTTCTACTTTCAAACGCAGAAACAGGTTTCGACATCTTAGCAGTCCTTGAGGACATTGCATCAGTTGAAGTAACCGCTTTATAAAGTGTCACAATACCCCTTACAATTTATTGTAGGGGGTATTATAATTAGTACATACACCACAAACACTATGACAAGATTAGCAACAGGACAAATGCAAGAAGAGACACAGGAACTTCTTGATGAGTACAACGAACTCTATGATTGGGAGTACAACGATATGTGCGATTTCATTGAAAATCATAGTGAAGAAGAATTTAGAGAACATTATGAAACATACAACCGACTTGTTGACGATTATGGACAACTAACACTTGATGAGTTCATAGAGGAGTTTGATGTATCTACTATTGAAAATTTTGAAGATATGTATCAAGGACAATATACAAGTGGTGCAGAATTTGCTGAAATGATTGCATCAGATTGTGGATATGTATCAAGAGATATGCCAAGTTGGATTGAGATTGATTGGGAAAAAACTTGGGATAGATCACTCTCTTATGATTACACAGAATTAACTGGAGGACACATATTCTCAAACAGTTATTAAACTGGCACACATACCCCTTGCATTTTTATGTCAGGGGTATTATAATATAAACATACACCACTAAGATTATGACCACATCAACTTACATTCCTGTTGGAAGATACACAGACGAATATTGTAAAGCATTAACTGAAAATTACAAGAGAGATTCTATGAGAAGTATGGAGTATAATCTTAAAAAAGACCCTAATTGCACATATTCAAAAGAACAACTTGCAAAGATTGTGAGTGGCACAGCAAAGTTAGACAAGTTTAGATACTATGAAGGTAAGAAGTACCTTAAAGTAGTGAGAGAAGAGTATGACGAGAGAAATGATAGATGGAGAGACACCACAGTTCACGCATTTGTTGACAGAAAAACAGGGGATGTTTACAAACCTGCATCTTGGAAAGCACCTGCAAAACACGTTAGATTTAACCTAAGTGATGACCTTGACAGACAGAATTTACATGACCCTAACTTTGTTGGTTGGGCAGGTGGGTACTTATATATGAGATAAATATGGCAAAAGATATGACAGCAAAGGAAAAATTAATCTTTATTATTTCCTTTGTTGTATTCCTACATTGGGGTGTCAATGTATCAAGCATAATCATTAACAATCTATTTTTCACATGACAGTAT